ACTTATTATACTCCTCTGAATCACCATCGTCAAGGATGTCAGTTTGTGCTGACTGTTCACAGTCATACAATCTCATCTTTGCACGATCAATACCAACAACAAACCTCTTGTTTATAGTAGGATCATTGTATCTATTTTTGAGTTGCTTGACCATTATTTGATCAAGTTCCTCCATATCTTCGGTGCTGACCAAAGCAAACATAAGATCAGCAGTAGCTGGCAGACCAAAGCTTTCTGAAGTGTCAGTAAGATTAGGGTCGCTACTAGCAAACCCAGACCTTGTAGTCTGCGTAGCCGAGCAGATGGGGATAGACGCTTCGACTGCGAGACCCCTGAGTTCTTCTGCGATTGCTTTGACATAAGAATAAGAATTGACATTTACTGCACTCCTATACCTAGAAGATGCACATATATTGAGATAATCTACAAATATTATATCAGGTATGAAAGATTTCTTCAACTTCAACTCTTGTAGTAATGCTCTGAAATGACCACAATGAGCAGAGGCAGTAGGATATTCTTTGATTATTAATTTACCTGTTGTTTTTGCAGAAAGTTTGTCAATTTTTTTATGAAATGTAGTCTGTGGTAATTCTGCTATGTCTTTGATATTAGTATTCAATAAATTTGCATCTATCCTCTCTGCAATTTTTTCCTCTGCCATTTCAAGGGTGATGTATAAGACATTTTTACCCTGTACAAGACATGAACTAGCAACATGGCACATGAATAAAGACTTACCAACCCCAGTACCAGCGAGAGCGATATTAAGAGTCTTATCAGATAACCCACCTGACGTAATCTTGTTGAAATATTCAAGGTCGAATGGTATTTTGTTTTCAATTTTGTGATAGTAGGCATAACGATCCTCCGCATCGTCTATGTAATCATGACCAACATGTTGATCGAATCCAACTGCCAGTGCGTCAGATAATATACTAGGAATTGCATCCCTATTTTTCTTATCATCCTGTCCATCGGCAATTTTGATACTCTCCATCAATGCGTTATATATCGCTCTCTCTTTACACCATGATTCTGTGGTATCTAACACCCAATCTTTCTTATATTCTTGTAAATCTAGTGCATCTATGAGTTGTTCCGTAGATTGAAACTCATCCTGTGTGAGATCTGTTCTTTTACTGACCTCTATTTGCAATACCTCTTTTGTGGGTAGAGCATCATAGGTTTTGAGGAATGTTGATATCTCCTCAAAAACTACTTTGTCTGACCTCTCTTCAAAATAATTATCCTCAATAAATGGAATAACTTTTCTAGTGTATTCTTCATCGTGGATAAGATTTTTAAGTATGGTGAGTGCTACTCTTTCACTCGCCATAACTAAACTCTTTCTTTGCTACCTCATCAAGTGCCTGCATAATCTGCTCATCAAAATATTTCTCAGGATGAGAGTATACTTCCTTGGCATAAACCTTCTTACCTTTGATTTCATATCTATTTCCTACCTTCTTCACTATGTCATACTTCTCCGCAAGATCAAGCAGACCATAGTATTTGTCAAGACCACGTTCATCATAGAACAATCGTATCTTGACTGCTTTGTTTTCTTTACTCAACCTCGATTTGACAGTCTTTGCCGTGATAACATTTCCAATGACTTCTGTTCCATCTTTTTCTTTTGCCTTGCTGAGATAGATGATTGTACTCGCTGCATACTTGAGTCCAGAACCTCCCCCCATTTCTTTCGTTGGAACATAAGCTCCGATGACATCGTATGTATGATTCGTGACAATGAGTGGGACATTTGCTTGACCTAATTTGAGTGTGAGCATACGAAATGCACCTTTGACAAGTTGTGATTTTGTCATGTCTCTGACGTTCTTGTCTTCTAGTGCATCTTTGATTTCTTTTTCAGTAGAAAGCATGCCTAGTGAATCTAACACAAATAAACATGGAGTTCTCTCTTCTGTTGGTTTATCTAGATATATGTCTAATGCTTTGAGTGCCTTGTTACGAAACTCTTCTACAGTGACAACCTCAATATGTCCAACCCTTTTTGTGTCAATATTTCTAGATTCGAGGAGTTCTCTATTGACAGCACTTTCAGTATCGAAGTACAAAACATAACCGTTAGGATTATTGTCCAAGAAATTCTTGACAACTGCGAGGGAGAAGAAAGTTTTACCAGTAGATGTCTCGCCAGCAATAGCGGTGATGCGATTACTACTAACACCACCAACAATAGACCCTGACACGAGTCCATTGAAAAT